ATCCCATCGCTGCTATTTCTAACAACTCTAAGGCCATCTTGACCTGGGACACTAAGCACGAAAGGCACCTTTCAATACAGTGTTTTATATATCTATTTTATTAAATAGTCAATTTTTACCATTCATCATCAAACCCGGGATCATCCTGATATGAACTATCATGATATTCGTCCCATTCCTCATCTTCCCCAAGAAATCCCCTATCATGATCCTTTACTAGCACTTCCCATCCATCTGAATCTTTAAACCAAACATGCGTAGGTCCAGGCATAGATTCTGTGCTCCATTCAACTTTTGAATCGCTTCCCCATCCTCCTGGTATAAGTGAGTCTATGCTCAATATTAAATCTTCAACCTCAATTAAAAGATCTGTTTCAAACGGGTGATCTTCTATGTATATTTCCAGATGTCCGGAAAAATTAATGGATGCTGATTCTGAGAAAAGCATACAAAAATTAAGAAAATCCTCGTTGAGATCCAGTGAATTTTTTATATCAACCAGATTACTTTCCCTGAATTTCCTATTGGAAGTGAGTTCAGCATTTAAAAAATAATTCGATTTCATTTTTTTAGAATTTTTTTAGACTATATACCAAAAAAATAATTGACTTTATAGGAAAAGTCTAAAAAACTTCCGGAATAATTCAGCCTGCCTGTTGCATATGTCTGATTTTCTTCCCTTAGTATCAACTCGGAAATTAACATAATCAACATTATATTTTCCGAATAGATTATCGAGCATATTTAGTCTATTCTTTATGTTACTTGTTACAATCATAAGCTCATCCGAATACGATACGCCATTATCTCCAAGATATTGGTATATTCTTGGCGATAGATTCTCAACGTAATATTTTTCTGTCTCTCCATCCAGTATATCAGAAAATTCAGATATTGCAGTTTCAATCATGAACGGATCGACAGTATAGGACGGTTGCATAACACTCATCTCGGTAAATTCGGTATCTTCATTATCTGTATCGCCGATTAGAAGACCTATCGATGAAACTGAATCCAGCGATTTGTTCGAGTTTAATGCTGTAATATCTACGCAGATGAATCTCATATTAGTTTTTTATTTCTTCCGTATCTGAAGCTAATCCCAATTCATCTCTCCTCTGCTGTGACATGCTTCTGGAGAATAAAGAAAATCTTTTTCTCCCGTCATCAGACTGAAAAACTAAGGTACTTCCAGAATTCGCTTTCAACGTAAAGTTTAGCTCTCCCGGATTTGTCTTATCATTACTCCATGCAATTATTATCGGGTCCTCGTTATCAAACTGACAAACCCATTCAGCCAAATCATATTCTTGGATTTGTGCTATTTCCGCTTCTTTTATTTCTTGTTCCATATTATTTATATAAAATTTTGACAAAATGATTTTCTGTGGTGCTTTGTTATACCGATCTCTCTTATAGCGCTAATATGATCAGCTGTTCCATATCCTACATTTCTTGACCACAGGTACTTTGGAAATTCGGAGTCCAGAGATTGCATAAGCTGATCCCTATGAACTTTCGCTAATATGGATGCTGCTGATATTTGTAGTATTTTAGAATCCCCCTTGATCACACATTCGTATGGTACATCCTTATATCCAGGAAATTTATCCCCATCAATGTATAAGAAATCTGGCTTTTCTGAGCAAGCATCTATAGCTCTTCTCATGGCTAGAAACGTTGCCTGAAGTATGTTTATCTGATCTATCTCCTGAGGTGAACTTGCACCAACACCCCATGCTATGGCATTGTCCATGATCAATCTTGCTAGCTCCTCTCTTTTTTTAGGGCTCTTTATTGTTTTGCTGTCCTTTATTCGCGGATCGCTAAATCCATCGGGTAATATTACAGCAGCGGCAACAACCGGTCCGCTAAGACATCCTCTGCCTTCAGCCCACCTCGTCAACACCAGCTATAAACTTTAGCTCGCGAAGAAGAGGCGGATTATTTTTTATTATCATTATTTTTATTATTTTAAAGTTGTGTATTCTCCCCTGATGAAATTGATGTGCTGTGCTTTACCGTCATGGTGTATTATAACATGTGACTGAAGCCATCCACTGGGTCCGATATTATAATTTACTCTAAGTTTGGTTGAAGTACCAACAGCTAAAGCACCGTCTCTTCTTCCGGGAGAGTGATAATGTCCAACCACTATTTTTGTGTTTAGTTTTCTAAATTGCAATAAAGAACCTCTAGTCCCGCTGGATCCTATGTCACCGTGTTGTCCAAGTTCCCATCCGCTTATAACAAAGCTATCGCTTCTACCTAATGTCCTGAATTTAGGATATTTTTGATTTATTAAGTAGGGTATCACTCCATTTGGTGCTGCTCCTTTAAGTATCAATGCGCTATACTCCATATATTCTATGGAATTCTTCATTGTCGTAGCCTTCCTCCAATCGGTTCCTTTTAGCCACCTGTCTAAAAAATCGTCGTGATTACTTCTAACTATTGTTACATTATAATCTTCAAAATCCTTTAACCCATCTAGCATCGAATCAACTTCACCCCTTAACGAGTTTGTTCCTTCGAGTTCTCTTTGGTATTGTATGAATGGATCTTTCGATTCGTGATGATTAATAGATAATCCATCAAACACATCATGCAATACAACGTTTTCTGGATTTATGATTTTAAAAAGATCTAGCGTTTTTTCAATAACCCGTTCATCATGCTGACCATAGTGTAGATCTCCTAGTATTGCAGCTGAGATTGATTCGATCTTAGTAACCGAGCTCATATCATTATCATAATCATAAGTAACCTTATTGTAAAGATCGCAGAAATCGCCGTCATCCGTTGCAGTCACCTGGCGGGCAAAGAATATAGTCTGATCCTTTATCTCGACAACAACAAATCCTAACGTGTGGTGGAACTCCCCTTTTTTACCCGATTTGGAATCTGTGTAATTTTTAACTGTACATGCTCCTGTAGACATCATCATCTTTGGCATATTTCCCTCTAGTACAGGAATAGTTTCCATATGAACCCTTGGTGATCCAAATACGCATGAATTAATCCCGCTCATACCCTGTAGTCCAGTCATAGGATCTACTGCGGTTGGTTGGATCTTAACATCAGACATGATCCACATATGTTTATGAACTTCATGTCTATTAGCATCCAGATATTGTGATATTCGTGGAGACCATGTATCATATGCCTGATCACTAAATACCGAGGTTGGATTTTTATATCTTCCCGCTATTACGTGGATATCAGCATTTATAAATTTTGCATACTCCTCTATATTAGAAACAAAAGCATTGTGGACCGGTGTGTCATTTTGAGCCCAAGTTATAATAAATCTTTTCTTTCTTTTATTAAACTTTCTCTCCTTTGCTTTTATTAATTCAGGTGATTCTTGTATAGACTTTTCAGTGATGCCCAACTTTGAGACCCAACTTTGAACTGTTCTTTCAGATTTTCCCAAATATTGGCTTAGCTGTTTCATTCTTTCGTCCCATGCTAAGTTACGGTTCCAATAAATTTCCGAGAGATCTGAAATTTGTTCAGGTGTTAATTCTTCAAACTTCATTTATTATGTTCTTTAATGGTTATGGTTATATTTATATCTATCAACAAAATAAAGGTTTCAGAATTAATCCCAAACCTTTATTTATATAGTATTACATTGTTATTTAATTAATTCAAATTCACCAGTTGCGCCAACTGATTCATTATCCGACATCTCTATTATGTGTGTTTCTAGTTCAGTAAAAAACTCCATGACAAATTTACATTTTTCAAATTCCTCTGTGGACTCATAGTAAACCAACAATGAATTCTTAATGCCATGGCGCTTAGAAAATATACGGGGTGACATCATACTGTCTTTGCCGTATTTCTTCATGCTCTCTATTGCATTTTCAAAAATCTGTCTATTTAGTTTTCTTTCCATCCGGATTTAATCCCGTTTCGCTATTATTTCTTTTAGCCTGATATGCCTTTAATATTTCAAGTAGATCCTTACATTTTTCATAGTCCTCAAAATATTCGAGTACCTTTATGCAATCTTTAATCTGGTCTAGTGAATTTCCACCATTTCTAATTATAATTGAATAATCAGATAATGCGGAATCGTATACTTTTTTATCCTCCTTTTTCATCTTCACGTTATATGTGTAAAAGTTAGGCTGAAAGTTCATAGAGATCCAATATCTCTAAGCACACCTCATATAGTTCCTCTAATTCGCATCTTCTCAGATAACTATTTAAAAATTGGGGAAATTGTTCCTTATTGAGTGTGAATATAACGCCCTGTGAGCTAGAATCAGAATCTCCCGGGAACATGGTGAAAAGTACAGCTTTATCGAGGTTTTCTAGTATGGCATACTTCACCTTTTTATAGATTAAATCACCCAAGAAAAGATGATTCTGATCTTTCAGATCCATAAATTCTTTAAAGGATCCCTCTTCCATGATTTATTTTAATTTTAAAGGGCTCTAGCCAACCCCAAATATAACTTTAAGTGAAATAGCTATTATTGCAGCAAATAGTATCCATAGCGCTTTATTTACGCCACTTTGCCAATTTTTTAATTCCTTTATGTCGCTGTTGAACTGCAGATAGTCTTCGTACCTGTCTTCCTCCTGGATTCTGAATTTGGTGTTTTCGTTAACTTTAACGATAACCCCGTCATCAGGATCTAGCAGTTTCTTTTTGATATCTGAGATATCATCCTTAAGTGATTTCTGATCCAATCTAAGTCCTTCTATTCCATCCTGCAGGTGTTTAAGCTCACCATTAGGCATATTAGATTTTAGCCGAGATAGCTCGTCTAATATCTGCTTCATCAGAAGCGTTTGTGTTGTATCTTTTTCGTCCATTATTTCCTTTGGTTAATTTTGCCCAACTCCCAAAAGATGTAATTGTACTATATATCACAAGGCTCCCTAATGAAAGATTAAAAAAAGAGGTTATTAATTTTATTATCGAAGTATTTTTCCTTGTGGAATTTCTGTTGTAACCTCGGGGAAGTCTGATAGTATATCGAATCCCTCATTATCGCTTTTAATGTGAAAGAATCCATAATATCCGTCCAATTCAATATCTCCGAAAGAATCTGTTAGTATTTCTATACCAAACATTGATATAATTTCACATACAGCTATATGAGACTTAGGACCATATGATTTTACGTAATATTCTAACAAACCTTATATTTTATTTAATATACCCTCCGTTACTATATCAGAATGGATTCTGTAGTATTTATTATCATTAACGTCGACAACCAACATAAGTAAAGCATCTACTGATCCGATTAATTTCAAAACCTTATCCTCGTGTAAAAATTCTTTACCAAGATGACTCATATCGAGTTTAGATCTTCTTATGAATTTGTTCTGATTTCTTCCGTACATTTTTTCATAGTGAAGCTTTAGACTATCCGATGGTTCTCTTATGACTTTGAATTCTCTTTCCTCTATGTTCATATTATAATTTTATTTCTTGTTGTATTATATTTTTTCTATCTCCTCTACGGACCGATCGGATTTTTCCGATATTTCTTTTATTAAGACTCGCATCTTATTACCAAATTCGAAATCATTGGGTGTTTCTTTCCCGATGGTGATCATTCTTTCGATGATATAATTTCTTGTGTCCTCCATATTATAAATTTGATTGTTTTAATATTCCCTTTTCGCTATTAAAACAATGCAGTGATATTATGTGCATCGCAAAATATCCGGGTTTAACGTGATCCCATCTTTCCGGATCTCTTTCCTTTAATGTATCTAAAACATACATTAGCTTTCTGCAAGCCATATAAACATCATCTCTGAAATGCCTTATATAATCGCATGATCTAATATAATAAACAATGTGCAAATTCTCACCACGTCTTATAAAATGGTAACCTATTGTACAGGGTACACGTTCGCCATGAACAGTACCTGTGTCTTCAGGAAACCATATCGGTAAAAATGCCTGTCTGGTGAAAGGTTCTCTTTGTATCAGATTTATAACATCGCCGAAATCACCATAATCGAATCTGATACCTGATAATTTGCTATTTGGTTCTTCGGAAACAAACTTTGGCCATATTCTTTCTGGGTATGTGTGTGAGAATTTGGCATGTCCACCAAATTGCTCATTATTCTTTTGTGCATAAGGCCACCATTCATGGGACGGTGGTGGATTCAGAGGAAGTCCTCCGATTCTTTCCTGGAAATGATCGTCAGCCCAAGGAATATTAGGCCTAATTTCACTTACTAACTCATCAATTGTATGTGGTGTGAAAAATTGGAATGAGTGATTCATTACTTCCCACATGTCATCAGGTGAATCTATACCCTGCCACTTTTCAGTTTTAACAGTGTAACCATGGTTAAATAATCTCTCCTTGGTCCATTTAATTGCCTCAGATGGTTTAAAGAATGTTTTCATTGTTTTGGTTTATATGAATTCTATCGGAAAGAAAGCTTTATATTTCATCTTTTACAAAAAAATAAATATTCATGACAACCGAATGATTGAAATATTATCATCATTCCTTTATATTAATTTTTATCGAGTCAACCAGTAGCTTTGCGGTTGCATAATTTGTAGCTATTGGTATATTGTAAACATTGCATAGTCTAAGAAGCATCTGTACATCAACCTCATGAGCATGCGAAGTTAGCGGATCCATGAAAAATAGAACGGCATCTATCTTACCATCGACAAGTTCACTTGCTATCTGTGCATCTCCACCTCTTGGTCCTGATTTTTTCCTATCTACATCCAAACCTGCATGTTCTATATGCTGACCTGTGGTACCGGTTGAAACTATTTCTACTCCGGAAAAGAAATTCAATCTCTTCATTATGAAGGCAACCATGTCAGCCTTCTTGTTATCGTGTGCAATTACTGCTATTCTCAATTTGCTTCTATTTTTTCTATTGGTAATGGTATATTAAAGAATTCGCTTTTGTAGATATCTCCTATGGATTTTTCCTTAGCTGCTGCACGAATTTTGCTTGCTAACGAAATGCTATTTTTTCTCTTGACCGTGGAATAAACCTCGTTCAGAAAGGTATCCTCGTTATAATTAACTTCAGCATCCAGCTTCATAAGATCTTTCTCTAATCTATCGGTGGCCAATTTTATAAGCTCGTCACCAACAGGATCACGAAGATTTGTGCTAAAAAAGAATCTATGGTTAGTGATCTTAATTGAATAACGATCGAAGGAAACTATATACTTTCTATCTTTTGTGTGAAGATAGATTCTGGAAGAATTAGGTGCATAGTGTACACTGGTCTCATTATTCTGTAATAGAGTTCCGACGATCTTTATAACCATCCGGTCATTTTTACTTTTGGAAGCACTAATTTTCCAAAAACTCTTAGTTACAGCTCTATTGAACTTGGCAAAGGTGATCTTAATTCTTTTTCGTGTTCTTCTAAGATTCATATCTATTTTTATTAATGTTTCTCCAAAAGTAATCTGGATTAACGGTATAAAAAAATTTAGCAAAAAAAAATCTCATTCTAAAATTAGAATAAGATTTTTTGTAATGGCTTCTAGTTAATTAGCTATGTAATAACTGATCACCATCATTTTTTGGCTTTTTAGATTTCTTAGCAGCTGCTTTTTTAGATTTAGGTTTAGGTGCAATTTTAACAGGCTCCGTAACAACTGATGCGGAAGGTGATTCAATTTTACCAAAAGGGTTTCCCGATCCTGGTGTAGCCGGACTTATAGCAGGCTTGTTCTTTTTAGCTGGTTTAGAAGGTTTTAATTTTTTAATCCCGTGCTCAATAGTTTCTTCAGCTTTTTCTTTTGGTGAGACCAATTTATCAGTAATTCCATAGATTACTAACAAACTAACAACAATCAAGATGATAATAATTAATGTCATAGTGTTTTTATTTTAATTTAATTTTATATATCAATTGCACAGATTTGTTTCATTAAAATCCATTATTTGATATAATTTTATGTTTTAATCCAATCTGTTTATATTAACATGGTTCCAGATATCACCTCGATTTATTTTTCTAATGGTCGTTATCGATGTTTGAAAAATTTTAGCTATTTCGGTCACTTTAACATTTTTAAATAACATAGTTTTTATTTCAATGATTTGAGATTCGGTTAGTTTAACAGAAGATCCACCGGAATCCGGAAATCTTCCGGATTCCCAACCTAAGCTTACATACTTTTCGTACTCAGAAGAGTCTATCTTTATGCATTCCATTGTTTCCAAATTTCTTATCCATTTCTTTCCGAACTGGGAGTTTTTATTCCCCTCCCCGTGTGATTTCTTTGATTCTTTCATCTTTAAAATCGTTTCTGGCGTATGTGTTCGGCCTTTAAAAGTGTCCAGCCTATATGCACCCTTTTCATAGAGTTCTTTGGCTTTAGCAACCCCCCTTTCCCTTCCTTCCTTTGTGCTCTCGATAAATCTGTTCCTATAGTCATCGTCTTTTAGTTTCTCGATGAATGCTTTATTTCCAGCCTGACAAAAATCCTTTAGATGTGTTTTGTTTATTATTCCCCCTCCACCTCCGGGTTGTAAATTCATACACATCGGATCATTTAATAGATCCTCGTTAACTAATATAATCTCTCTGTTTCTTAATGATTCCCTGTCATCAAAATATTCCAAAATCTCCTTGGTGTGTGCTTCCTTGCCATGCCTTCTTATCGAATTTCTTATTCTTTTTCCTCCTCCCATGTAACCATCATTCAGTTTATCGGTTGAGTGCATTCCAATATAATATCTTTTGGTTTTGGTGCAAGTTATTTTGTAGATGTAGTGGTATTTATGTTTCTTTCTTGGCATTTCTATACTTTAGTTTAGATTATATATCCAAACTAAAGTACGAAATAGCGTCAGTGGAACTGGCGGGAATCGAACCCGCGTCTTGCTCAGTTAACCCTAAGGACTCATTCACAGGCTTAGACAATTTTTCTAAATTGACAAAATTTACGATTCCCTTATTTTAATGGTTCGGTTTATCGTGAACTAGACTTCCATTTGGCACCCATTAACAGCGATCTTAATGGTATTTCAGGGTTACTGATGGAATGCCGGATTGTGGTACTGTTAACCCTTTTTCCCGCTTTCACCTTTCTGTTCCTAGGTAAGTGAGACCCGACGGTTAAGCCGCTACTGCGAACTCAACTTGAGCTACGGGAGCACCAAACTGGTTGATGGTATCCCAAACATTTGTTTTGCCGTTTAAAGCGTTGTATAGGTTATTTAAGAGTTTCCAATACTAACTCTGCCTGCATCTCAAAGAACTAATGCTGCCAATCAATACCTGGTCAGCCCCATATGTTTATTAAATGATACTTATTCTTTTTTGTTTCCTCTTTCCGTAAACATTTTTTCGAGTATCTTTATTAATCCATCATTCATTAGAACATCATTTATATTAATGCCCATATCATCCGAAAATTTCTTAACGAATAAAAAGAATTCCGTATTTTTATTATCATCCAACCTACTATGTATTCACGTGGAGGTCATAGTTTTTGGAAACAGATCCAACTATATCATCCTTTAGATTTAGTCTGGACGTTATCAGAGATCCAAAAAATGATTGCTCCGCTTCCTCATTTCCGTGTATATCGACCTTGAATCCCCACACATGCAGAAATCCTCTCTCCCCGACAGCATCAACATCGGAGTTTATAAATGCCGCTCCGTTTTTTAATGCACTGGGAATATATTTGCCCTGTATCAGGGTTTTTAATTTTAATTTTTTAGATCTCGTAAATTCATACAGGAATCTTTGTTCAGCCAAAAGTATATAGGCAACTTTCTCAAATGCTGGATTTATAGAGTCTATGCTTCGAATAAATTCCAAAGCCGAACTAGCATATTCCTTAGCTAGTGATAGCTCCTTAAACGCAAGAATAGCTGTGTTACATGCAAGATCTCCCCATTCTATACCATACTTATTACCCAGAGTATCCTTTGGTTCGAGATATACCGGATTTGGATAGAAGTAAACATCATCCTCCGATACATCCTCCATGTGTGCACAATACACATCGGCATTATCAAAATCAATTTTAAATCTCACCTCAGCATCGAGATCCATCATTAAAAAATCCTCGTCACAATGCAGCATTGCAAAGAATTTTCCCGCAGCCCAAAATACGCTTGGATTAAAATCAACAGAATCGGGAAGTATGGGATGAACCTCGTCAAAATGTTTTAATAGATCTATGCTTTCATAGTAATCATAAATATCCTTATCACAATATAGAACAGGTGAAAGACCATTTATATGCTTAGAAAAATAGGTTGTTCTTATTATCATCGCTATCTCCCATGCCTTTCTAAACGGAGTATTCCGTCCTGAATTTTTTCTAGGTAAATGCCAGTCGACGTAAAGTGCTTTGGTTGGTGTCATTAATTAATATTTAATTATACTTATACTCAAATAAATAAAAAGAATCCGATTAGGGATTCTTTTTATTGTCAGGTAATGAAAGCCATATTGCAATTATTATTATTGCTGCTAATAGTAAAAGTTTTAACATTTTATTTTATCTTATAGTTATAAACATCCATGGCA